AGAGAGAGAGTGAGATAAGAGAGAAGATAACAGGAAGGAAGGATGAGAGAAGAAGAAGAAAGAAAGGGGAGGGGGAGGCACCTTGGTGCAAATTTGTCATTGACCCACAAACGCAATTTAATATCCAACAAGACTCCTTGGCTGATTATAGTGGCAGTGCCTTTTTGAAAGAAATCAAGCAGGATTTTTTAGCAGATCAATGGCCTGCGGGCTGCATCCGTTGCCGCAACGAAGAAGCCGCCAACATAAAGAGCAAACGACAACTGGATCATGACAGATGGTCAGAGCACTATGCTCGGTACCATCTGAACAGCGATCAATGGATCACAGCTAGTGTGGCATTTGGTAATACCTGCAATTTAAAATGTATCACATGCGGTCCGTATAGCAGCAGCCGTTGGAATGCTGAGCACAAACAAATATATGCTGTTGATATTAAACATGTGAAATTTTATAGAGATGATTTTGTAGACAGCTTGATATCACAAGCACCGGGTATCATACACCTAGACATACCCGGAGGCGAACCGTTCTTGAGTGGAGTAGCAGAGCAAAAAAAACTGTTGAAACACTATATTGATTCAGGACAGGCCGCCGATATCTCGTTGCACTATACCACTAACGTAACTGTATTTCCCGATGACGAGTGGTGGGCAATATGGACACACTTTCGAGAAATAGATCTGCAACTCAGCATAGACGGGATAGGAGCCAGATACGAATACATACGACATCCTGCAAACTGGGTAGACACAGTAACCAACACCACAAGATATATACAAAAAAAACAAGAACTGGCCAATATCAAACTCAGCGTAAGTCACACCGTTAGTGCCTACAACATATATTACCTAGACGAATTCTTTTCTTGGTGCCACAATCAAGGATTACCAAGACCCTGGCTAGGAAGGGTCCATCGACCGGCTCATATGAGCCCGTCAGTTTGGCCTAGCCCGGCTAAAGATGTTATTGTTGCGCATCTAATGTCTAGTAAACACCCGGATGTAGAGACCTGGGCCAATTTAATAAACAACTCTGACAACAGCAATCTTTTTGATCTATTCAAACAGAAATGTTATCAGCACGATCAATATAGAAAAACTAACTTTGCTGACGTTTTTCCCGAGCTAGCCCTGTACATAAAACAGCAATAATCAAAATTTAAAACATTGGGGTGTTTTTGTTGACTTATTCACTTGACAAGCGTATACTGTGCGTATGATTAACGTTATTGCTCCTCCCGGGTGTTACGGAACATACATTGCAAGATGTATCCATCATTATACATCTGCAGATGATGATCATCTGCTGGATTTTGACACACACGGAAGTAGTCACGCATTTAGACAAGTCAGAAGTAGCATCAGAAAAACAAGTTTAACTCATTGGCAGCCCCACGATGTACAATTGGTCGATGGTAGCAATACCATAATAGTCACAGGAGATTCAGAGCACTGGCTTGATTATTATGATAATCAATTCTACAAAAACGACCATGGTAATTTAGTTAAATTTCTAACTACATCTACAGACGTAGATACAATTCAGGATCGACTGCAACACGGCTGGCAGTATATTAAAAAATTAGACAATGATATTACTAGGTGGATAATTAGAGAATATTGTTCATTTTGGCTAATGAATTACTGGCAAGAAGGATACGATAACTCTCAATATCTGGCAAGGCCGCACATTTACAATTTTTCATGCCAAGAGTTATGGCATATTGATATGTGGGAGTTAGTAAATATAATTGGACAAACACTCAAACAAAACATATATGCAACCAAAGACATAGTGTACAAAAATCATCAGATATTTTTAAAATGTCAGATGTACCATAACATGCAATTGCGATGCAATCAGTTTGTTAATGACACACTTGATTTTGTTCATTCTGTTTCTCCGTGTGTGAGTGTATTTGACGAAGCATATGTGCAATACCTTCTTAGAAATCAAGGATACGAGATGCTATGCCAAGATCTAAATCAATTCCCTACAACTAGTACCCAATTAGCAAAAATAATATATGAAACAAGCAACAATAATCATCCGAGATGAAGTCAACATCAAGATAGAAGGACTTGATCTGGATTGCCGCAAGGCTTTGGTCACGGCTTTCAAGTACGAGAATCCGGCAGCACGTTATTTGCCCGCAGTGCGGCTGGGACGATGGGACGGAAAGATTGCCTACTTCCAGCTAGGCGGCAGCACCTATGTGAATCTTTTGCCTGAGATCATGCCCATACTTGATAAATTTGACTACAGTCCGGTGCTGGATGATCAGCGTGAATACACCACTGCTTTTGACTTTACAGCAGTGTCTGAAAATCATTACAATCATGTGCTATGGCCCCGGGGGCATCCAGCAGCCGGCCAGCCCATGGTACTGCGTGATTATCAAGTGGAAATCATCAACAAGTTTCTGACCAATCCGCAGTGCATACAAGAAGTGGCCACAGGTGCAGGCAAAACCATTATCACAGCAGCCTTGAGTGATGCAGTCAGTGCCTATGGTCGCAGCATTGTGATTGTGCCCAACAAGAGCCTGGTAACGCAAACCGAGGCAGACTATATCAACATGGGTCTGGATGTGGGTGTGTATTTTGGCGACAGAAAAGAATACAACCGGCAGCACACCATATGCACCTGGCAGAGTCTCAACAACATGATGAAGCTGACCAAGACTGGTGAAGCAGAAATAACCATTCATGAGTTTATACAAGATGTGGTGTGTGTGATTGTGGACGAGGTTCACATGGCCAAGGCTGATGCACTCAAGACCTTGCTAACAGGAGCCATGAGTCAGATTCCTCTAAGATGGGGGCTGACGGGAACAGTGCCAAAAGAACTGTTTGAAAGCCAGGCCTTGTTGGTCAGCTTAGGTCCTGTGGTCAGCCGACTCAGTGCCAGCACACTACAAGACGCAGGGGTGCTGGCACAGTGCCATGTGAACATCGTGCAACTGGTGGATCATGTGGAATACGCTGACTATCAGAGCGAGCTCAAGTACTTGCTGGAAGAGTCCGGACGCTTGGACACCATGGCTGAACTGATACGCCGAGTAAATGAAACAGGCAACACACTGGTGCTGGTGGATAGGACCGAGTGCGGACGACAACTGGTTGAACGCCTGGGGGACAAAGCTGTGTTTGTGTCAGGTGCCACCAAGTCAAAAGCACGTCAGGACGAGTACAACCAGGTGGCAGATGCCACAGACAAGATCATTGTGGCCACTTATGGTGTGGCTGCTGTGGGCATCAACATACCACGCATCTTTAATCTTGTGCTGGTAGAGCCGGGCAAGAGCTTTGTGCGTGTGATACAGAGTATTGGACGAGGTATTAGAAAAGCCGAAGACAAGGATCATGTGGAAATCTGGGATATCACCAGCACCTGCAAGTTCGCCAAACGTCACCTGACCAAGCGCAAGGCCTTTTACAGGGAAGCCAACTATCCATTCTCTGCAGAGAAACTAGAATGGATGAAGATCAAATAATGGTTGACTTTGAGACACAAACACTGTATTATTAACACATGCGAATTTTAACCCTAGACAACACATTTTATGACTTGAATCATTTGCCTGAAGAAGTAGATGACATGCGATTTGCCATCCTGGACAACAGCAATCCACAAGACCCAGACTATCACTTTATCCCCTTGATATTTCTAGAAAGTTTCAATAGTCCTGCCTTGGTGTTACGCATTGGCAACACCACAATCAAGATGCCCATGGACTGGCAAATACTCATAGGTGAACCCGATGTGGGCGACCTAGAAGTGTTACCCTTGACCAGTATCAATGATCGTGGCTTCAAGGTATTTCAATTCAATCCCTTAACCAGTTTCCGCCCCAGCTTTCCGGACATTGAAATCTTGGATGTGTATCATGAAGTGACATGGTTTGCGCCCAAACTAAAAAATGGGCAGATGCTGGCAGTGCCATTGAATGACGATGCAGAACCCGACTGTGTGTACTTTGTGAAAGATGTCAGCCGCAATTGCGAGATTGTGGACTACAACAAGGCCTGGTAATATGGGACAGCTCAAACCAGGTGTTACTTACATCTACGAACGTAATGGCGACACAGTGTTCAGAAGAGAGTTTGGTGAAGATCCCAACACACGTCAAGTAATGGGCTACGATTATCGCACCAGCGATGGCAGACCCTTGCACGATCATTTGATGGATAGTAAACTCTGGGGTGATATTCATCGAGCAGCCCGGACCAATCCCACTTTACAAGATGCCCTGGAACGTGCTATAATGATCTATCAATTGAGCAAAACAACATGAACAATATACATTGCAAGGCACCCTGGGTCAGTGTGAGTTTCATGCCCGGGGGCAAGTTTGCTCCTTGTTGTCAGTGGCACGGCAATCTGTTTGACACACGAGAACACATGGTTGATCATGTAGGCGGTGCGTTCCTGCGCGGCGAAATTCCAAAAGAATGCGCAGGTTGTCCGCCCGATGAACCTCTGCGTTGGCGATCAACATTTGATCAATATCACACTGATTATCAAACCAGCAGTATACAGTTTTTGGATTTTAGAAACAACAATTTATGCAATCTAAAATGTCGTAGTTGTGGTCCGTTGTTCAGTACCAGCTGGAGTTCAGAAGCCCGGCGTGAAGTCATCAATGATTATGATTCAACAACTCTGGACAGCATTGATCTGAGTCAGTGCAAAATGGTGTATTTTGCCGGCGGAGAACCCTTGATGAATCCGCAGCATTATGAAGTACTAAAAAGATTGATTGCTCAACAAGTCCGGCCTACCCTGATGTACAGCAGTAATCTCACAGTAACTGGCTATAAAGATCAAAAAGTGGCAGACTTATGGCAACACTTTGATGAGATTCGCTTGCATGCCAGCATTGATGCTGTGGGCAAGTATGCAGAAATTGTGCGCAGCGGCACAGACTGGTCTACTGTGGAGGCCAATCTTGCCTGGGCCAAGCAGTTGCCCAATGTCAAACTCACAATTGCGCCAGTAATCAGTGCCATCAACATCTGGTGGTTTGAGAGTTTACTAGTGTATTTTGATTGGCTGGAGCCTGCTTATTTTCAACCAGTCTTGGCTGACCCAGACGGCATATGGGGAATTGGCGGTATACCCGCCAAATACCGTGAACCCTTGATTGCTGCGCTTGTTAGGTCAAAGTTTCGAGACCATGTCAACATGCAACGAGCCATAAAGATTTTGTCTGAGCCACCATTGACCAATCATTGGTATCAATTTTTAACACAGCAACTGGTGCTGGATAATTATCGCAAAGAGCACTGGTTTGATAATGTGCCTATCAAGCACAAGATCTATGCCGAATCATTACAAATGGAACCTTGGGTAAAACAACATGAGTGATCGACTACATATTTCAAACGAGATGCGCCAACTGGACATCAAGAACAGACACTTTTATGATGAACTTGACTCAGATGAGCGCAAGAAATTCTCCACGTTTTTAATGTTGCGCTGGGGCTCAGCAGTAGAAGGCGCCCAGGAACTGCAAGAATACTATGTGCAGAGCTGCAATCACTATCTCAACAAGCACTTTTTTGATATAGGACGGCATCCCAAACTGCAATGGCTGTGTGCCACGGCCGTGAGTCCGGGCATGGGTACGCCACGACACCCCTGGATCGCTCCCAAGAAAAAAGAAGCAGGACTCAGTACCAAACGTAAAGCCTTGATGGAAATATATCCCACCTACAAGGACGATGAAATTGATGTAATGGCACAGTTGGTCACACAGAAAGAACTGGACGCATATCATCGAGCTGCGGGCAATATCAAAAAGTGATCAAGCTAGTAGTAGTCAACGGCTGTAGTTATACCCAGAGCTACGCTGTTGGCAACGGCCATATCGATCTGGCTCGTGGACTTGGGATCGTTGGCCATCATAACATTCCGCAGGCTGTGAGCCTGGCCATTGGAGGGAGTGCCAACAGCCGCATACTCAGAACCACACTCAAGCACAGTTATATCACTCAGGTGCCAACCTTGTATGTGTTGGGCATGACCTTTGTGTCCAGACTTGAACTTCCCATTTGCAATACCATTGATGAGTTTGAAGGTGCCTGGTGTAACCCACAAAATCAAGAGTTTCGATCTAGATGGCAACATCAATGGACAGTAAAAGATAGCGAGCAGTTTTTGGAAACCAAACTCAAAAGCGAAATATACAGTATTCTGGACCGCACAGAAGACCTGATGTATCGCATACTCAGCACCATAACAGACATACAGAGTCGAGGTCACCGTGTGCTGGTGTTTCAACAAGCCGACTCTCTGTATCAAGAGCATTTAGATAATCCTAGACTAGTGCTATTCCGCCGATGTGAAATCGTTGGGGGTTTTGCCTGGAGATCTATTGCGTGGCAGCATGCTCAGGGAG